GTATTTTATTGTCAACTGGGGATAAATAAGGTATGACGATTTCTTCATTTGACCATTCAATTACGCTAGGATTATTGTCCAGGTGCACCATAACTCGGCGTTCCCATAGCGATCTATACCAGACGTTCGTAGGATCACCTAAATATTTATTGGTATTTTTCGGACTAAATTTACCACTGTAAGCCATCAACTATTTATAGGAACTTTAATGAGCGGAGCAACAGGCACTTGGACTACACCCTCGGATAGCGCGAGAGCTGCGTATCAGCAAGCAGTCGCCAATTTATCAAGAGATCGCAGTTTAGGTAGGCTAACGCAAGCACAATTTGAGCAAGCGATGGCTGGTTTAGAGCCACTGGGTAGAAGAGCTGGATTTGCCATACCCCAAACTGATCGTGGTAGTGCATCACAAACTGCAGAATCAGCTGGGGCAACAGTTCCGCCGCTAGAAAGAGTTTCTTTTAACACTAGGGATTTTAAGAGAGAAACGGGCACTGATACCACAGACACTTTTGTATTTCCAGATGTGTTAAATAATGGCGATTTACCTTATATTAGATTCGATGTATTCGAGGTAGTTACTGGAGCTGTAGCGCCAGATACAACCGTCGCAACACCAACTGCAGCCTCTCTTAATGCTGGATTTCGACAGGCTGGTGGAATAATTGCGAAAACCACCGAAAGTGCATTAGAAACGGCGAAATCTATTGCTGGCAAAAATATAAGCGCTAACGCTGCAGAAGGAGTAGCCTCTGTTAACGAAGCAGCAGAAGTTGCAGCAGGGAAAGTCGGAATATCAGTGGACAAATTAAAAGGTCAAATTAAATCATTATTTCAAGATTTTTCGTTAAGTCGATATAAAGATGTTCGAGCACTAAGTCTCATATTACCGATTCCTGAGGGATTAAACACATCATATGGGCAAGATTATGGCGAAATATCTCTAACAAAGGAATTAGGAACTATTGGATTTGTAGCGCAAGCATTAGCCGAACCTAAATTTCTAGATAGAAATGATCCATACATTGCTGAACTTACAAGTAGGCTCGCTCAAGAAAGTCCATTAGGTAGAAATTTTTCCGAAGATTTAGTTAATATTCTTCGTTTTGGATCAACTGGTAAAGTTGTAAATCCGCAAATGGAAATGCTTTACAAAACACCACAGTTTAGAGAATTTACTTTTGATTTTAGATTAATTCCAAGAAACGCTCGCGACGCATTGGAAATTAAAAAAATCATACAACAGTTTAAGTATCACTCTTCTCCACAATTTTGTGGAAGTACAACAGGTAGATATTACACACCACCTTCTAAATTTAGTTTTAGATTTTTTACTAATGGAAGTAATCAAAATTATAATTTATTTGAATCTAAACAATGCGTGATTACGAATATATCTATAGATTATGCTCCGAATAGTTATGCTACACACGCTGATGGTGTTCCCGTTGAAACTAGATTACAAATTATTCTAAAAGAAACAGCAATGATTACTGCTGATGATATCTACATTGAAGGATCAGAAAGCGGAGGATTCTACTAATGTTATTTTCTGCATTCCCTAAAGCCTTTTACAGTTTTAACACCGAAGGTAATGATGTTAAACTTGTTACTAACATATTCTCTCGTGTTTCGATTAATGATTCTGTATTGAACAATGTTTATTCATTTTACAAATATGAGTTAAAGGATGATGATACACCAGAAATAGTAGCACAAAAAGAATACGGAAATCCAGAGTTTCATTGGGTAATTTGTTATGTTAATCGATTAGAGGATCCAGTGTTTGATTTTCCATTACCTAGAGATGCGCTAGAGCGATATATTGTTAAAAAGTATAATTATTCTAGTATTGCGCAGGCATATAGTGAAATTAAACATTATGTTGAAACAATAGAAAATACATTAAAAGAAGTTAATGGACCTACAACAAAAACTGTTTCTAATAATATAATTACATTAAGTCAATATGACCACACGATTAATGCGTTAGTTTTAAAAACTCCTGCCAGTATTGTATCTTCTAATGCAGTTTTTAGAGCAAATAATTCAAACGCGAATAGTGCAGTAACAGCAACTTTAAACACTATATCTAAAATTGGCTCTATAAGTGTGTATGACTATGAGGATAATGAAAATGAATCAAAAAGATTTATTAAAATGTTAAAACAACAATATGTTGAAGCATTGACAAATGAATTGAGTTCTGTTTTAAATGGCTAGAAAAAGTAGTTTAAACACATCTTTATCAGATGTAAAATTTCATTCAATATCTATTATTGACAAAGAAGGTAAAGTAACTTCAATTGCTAGTCTTTGGAATGTTATCGATCTTTATGAAAGTATTTTTAGACCAGTCATAACAGGACACATCAGCATTTCAGATGGCTTAAACATAAGATCTAAATTTGCGTTTCAGGGTGAAGAATTTTTATTCATCTCATTTAGCAAACCAACTATAAGTCTAACTGGACCAGCAAAATATAGTAAAACCTTTAGAATTACAAGTATAGAGGATGTAAAGGTATCTGATGTTAATAAAGCGTTGCAATATACAATTAGATTTTGTTCTGATGAATTATATCAATCTTTAAGAAAGAAAATTAATTCTACATTCAAGGATGCACAATATTCTGATTATGTAAAACAAATTTGTACAAATAATTTGAGCGACGAAACAAAATCAAAAATCGCAGCATTTGAGACATCAACTGGACCTCCGCAAACGCATGTTATCAATAATTATTCACCATTTCAGACTATTAAATTTTTTGAAGAACGTAGTGTCGATCAAGTTAATTCGCCATTTTTATTTTTTGAAAATTTTTTAGGATTTAATTTCTTGCCATTATCAAAAATGTTCGAAGGATCTAGCGTTATTCCGAATGGATTGGTTGCTAGCACTGCTAAAAACGGAGATGATGCGTCAGATTATGTTCCATTAAAGTTTAATGAAATTTTAAATTTTGATTTAAAGACAAATAATGTTACATCTCCCAACGATCCGACAAAAACTGATTTATTACAATTCGACATTATGCGAAATAATCTCAGCTTATTTAACTACAATGTTTCTGATATGGATTCAGCAAATAAAACGAACCCAGAAAGCCTTTTCCCGAATCCTAAAAATATAGAAGAGCGAAATGCAAATCAATTTTTTTTAATTTCGCAAAAAGGTCGCACTCCACAAAATATGATTTATCGAAGTTTTCAAACAAGTCGCAATACAGCAATATCAAATATTAGCCCATATTCGACTTCTTTAGTTGTAGAAAATAATACAAATGATGAAATGTTTTTAGCGCAGCGTAATTCTATGATAGCCTTTTTAGATTTTACAAAATTTGAAAATTGTGAAGTTGCGGGAAATCCAGCATTTACTGTTGGCGCTGTTGTAGATGTCAATTTTCCTGCCTTTACACCGAACCAAGAAATAAAAAGAAATATGGATCCATATATAACAGGTCGATATCTCATTACTCGCGTAAGACATAATCTTACTAAAATGACTGGATTACGAACATTCTTGACATTAAATAGTAACTCTCCTGGCAAACCATTATTTTAAAACAATGAACTCAACACAACAATACATGGGTATGGATGGATTTATTTGGTGGTTCGGCATCGTTGAGAATCGCGCAGATCCAGATTTTTTAGGAAGATGTCAAGTCAGAATATATGGATATCATAATGCTGATCCAGTTCAAGTGCCCACAAAAGATTTACCTTGGTCGCATCCGATAACTCCTCTTGGTCAAAATACACCATCATCTCCCGCAGAGGGATCGTTAATATTTGGATTTTTTGCAGATGGGAAACAAGCCAAATTTCCAATTATGTTGGGCACAGTTCCATTTATTGCTGACACTCTGCCTGAAGAGGGGTTGGGGTTTAGAGATCCATTTACATCTGCAATAAAAAATTCTCGACCATTCCCGAGAAAAATTACTACAAGTAAAATAAACTCTAATGCAACTCCACCTAGTATTGTTGAGGCGAATGTTAAAACAAATCCAGGAGTCACTTTAAATGAACCCACAACATCTAGACTAGCCAGACCTGATAGAATTGAGAGTCCAGATACTGGAGAATCATTAGGTGTTCGTTCTAACTCAATTGAGGGAACTTCTATAGATTTTCAACGAAAAAATAGAATAAAATATGTAAAAACTGCAAAAGTAGACGAGCCATTGCCATCCGAACTTAACAGCGCAGCAAGTAAAGGTCGAAGGCAGGTTGTTTGGAATGAACCATGCCCTTCTTATAATGCTAAATTCCCGTTTAATCATGTGCGCGAAACTGAATCTGGACATTCGTTTGAAATGGATGATACTAAAGATTATGAGCGTGTGCAATTATCGCACAGAACAGGTTCTACTTTGGAGTTTTTACCATCTGGATCTATTAAAGAAAAATCGTTTAATCACAAATATGATATTGTAATGGGCAATCATAAAGAATACATAGCTGGCGATAAACTTGAAACAATACAAGGTGGTTGTTTTCTAAGAATTAACGGCAAATTAGTTATTCAGGCTGATAGCATTGATATTGAGGCTCAAGATGATGTTAATATTCGTGGTAAAAACATTAAACTTACAGCTGATAATAAGATGGACTTATTTTCTGTTGGTGGCACAAAAGTGTATGGTGCGGCGGGTGTGGACTTAAGATCAGAGGGTGTTTGCGCAACTTATGGTGGAAAAGGAGCAGTTCATAGTTCTGGTGGACTTACCACAATTAGCGGAACTGTAAATCCTATTGCTGAGGCTGTGCGAGAGATACTTAAAGGATTAATTCCCAAAAGTGAACTAGATGAAATTTCTAAACGAAAATCTCTGTTAGAATCTGGAGTATTAATTCAAGGTCCTAATATGTTTTTAAACTGCGTCTCAGGATTTTATAATACTGCATTAACTCAATTTGTTCCTTTAGTCATGCCCCCTACCAAGCCAGATGATGGCGCAGATGTAGCTGGCAAATTTAGAGCACCTGTTCCACAATTTAAACAAACAAAATCTTCGAATACACGAGAAGATACAGATGGTATGTGCGCATTCGAACAAGAATTTATTGGTACAAAGGATATACCTGACTCTATAAAAGCCACAGCATTAACAGAAGATAAGTTACAAAATGCTGCAAACAATTCTGCTATAGATATTCTAAAAGCAGATATCCCGCAATTTACCTCAGGATAAAGTAATAAATAAATGTGTTTCTGTGCATCTGATGCGAAACGATTCGAACAATTGTTACGAGCAATTTATGAAAAGGCACATCTTAGCGAGGAGGACTATAAATTTTTAAAGGATAATTATTATCCAGAAATTCTATTAGAACATCATAAAGAGGAGTACGTGTCCCATTAAGTTTAAGTAAAGTTATTAAATGGATTCTTTGCCTGATTGGTGGTTTGCCACTTCTGCAGGCGCTTGCGATCACCTTTTCTGGAGCACCCATTCCTTTCGCAAAAAATGGTGGATTTCCACCGAAACCGATTAAAGATATTTTGGAATCAATCAAAGCGGATATTAAAAAGGGCAAAGAGGCGCTTAATGCTCTTAAAATGAGTTTTAGAAATAAAGTAAATGAAGCAACTGGTGCGATAAAAAATGGATTAGAAACTGTTGAGTTAGGACTTAAAGATATAACTGCTAATGGATTTGCAAAATTACAAACAACTTTGCCAGATTTGTTCTCAAGAACTGGAAGTGTTGCAACAGCACGGCAAAATTTACTAAATCGGCTCGGTAGTGTTACTACTTATGCAAATGATAACAATAATAATCTTTTAGGTATGAACCTTTCTCAATGGAGTATGTTAGGAAATACATTATATGGAGCAACACAGTCATTTAAAAATCACACCAATGATATATCTGGCGTGAATAATGATACACAACTTTTAATTAAAGAAGAAATTTATGGAAATGTTGCATTGTCAGGAACAGTTAATACAAGTTCAAATGTTGCAACTGTTAATTTATCAAAGACACAATATCCATTAATAAATGTAGGATCTACTATCGCAGTAAATAGCGTTCTTTATGTTGTAACTGGGAAAACATTTACAGGACATGCTCCTGGAACTGTAAATGTAGATAATTCGATTAGTAATACTAAAATAGTAACAGAAAATATTGCGGTATTAAATCTTGCAAATATCATAGTAGGGGCTGGATCAACTCTTAAAATTGTTCCTGGAATGTACATTAATGTAAACAACGAAATTAAACAAGTTAATTCAATTAATGTATTAGGAGATTTTTTAACAGTTACTAGAGCATTTAGAAACTCTGTAAACTCTGGCACACAAATATTTAAAGAAACTGGCTTTACTATTAACACTAACTTTACGACATCAAACACTGATATAATTGTGCATAAACACCATCCATTTGTATGTAATAGTGTTTGTTTAGATAATGTTATAACAGGTAACGGGACTTCTTTTACCTCTGCGCTTAGTGTGGGTAATAAAATTTATTATGATGAGTTAGAGTATTTTGTTGAAAGTGTAACAAACACAACTATTACAGTTGATGCACCACTTCGCGGTAAAGAAGATATGGTTGTGTATAAGGTTAATGATGAAAAATTTGTTAATAGATTTACCGAATTTCCTGATTACGAAGAAGTGTTAGATAATTTTGCTCTTAGCGAACAGTTACTTGGTGGAGAATTTATGAATAATTTCTCTACTAAGTATCGAAATAGTGCAGGTCAATATGTAACCGTGTCAGCTAATAATTCAGCTAGCGCGACTAAATCATTACAAAATGGATCAGCATATATGGCTGCAATTAATAAGACAGTTCAAGGTCTTATCGATGATCTACAAAATGACGCAATTCGATTTATGTCAGATAATGAACTTACGATTTATCTAGAAGCCAAATTACAAGAAATAGAAGATTTAAGAGCAACTTTAGAAGATTCAATTAAAGAAGATTTAGCTGCAATTAATGCAGTTAAAGGCTTATTGAAAGGGCTTCTAAAACTTTGGAAGGTGAGTTGCTCTAAGAAAAAATATAAATCGAATGAATCTAATCCTGTAGATGATGATTTTTTACGAGGTATACTTGTTCCAGACCCAACTCGACAGGGATGCGATGCAACAGATTCTGATTTACCTGAAATATTGGATGACACTGACATTGATATTACCGTACCGAATTTACCCGATGCACCAGCCATTCCATTACCAGAAAAAGACGTAGATACTGGTTTATTTGATCCTGAATTGGATACACTGTTCGTACTAGAACGCCAAAGAAATCCTGGAGACCAGGGAGACATTGTTATTGACAACGATCCTGAGGCGCAACTACCAGCGCCAATTGAAGATCCATGTTTAAAACCATGTTAAGTAAAATAGAGAGATAAAATGCCAATAAATATTACAACAAGAACATATAAGGATTTGGATTTGAACTTTACTCGACATCCAATCACAAAAGATGTTGTGCGAAGAACAGGTAATGCGGCTATCATCGGAGCATTAAAAAACTTAATACAAACTAGTCCATTTGAAAAGCCATTTCAACCATTTTTTGGATCTAAAATTAGAAATTTATTGTTCGAGCATATTAATCCCATTATAGCGGACTCTATTCGAATTGAAATTTTAAATGTTATAAACACATATGAGCCAAGAGTTGGAGTGGATGCTATTCGAGTTCAGCCCAATCCAGATGAAAATGGATATAATGTCGATTTGAGATTCTTCATAAATAACATAGAGGCTCCTATCACACTAACCTTATTTTTAGAGAAGGTTCGCTAATGGCTAATACAGATCAAAAGTTAGTCGTCTCAGAATTAGACTTTTTTGAGATTAAGAATAACTTAAAGAATTTTTTACGCGATCAACAAGAGTTTACCGACTTCGATTTTGAAGCTGCTGGTATGAATGTTTTATTGGATATTCTCGCGTACAATACTCATTATATGGCGTTTTATAACAATATGATCGCTAATGAAATGTTTTTAGATACAGCGATTATGCGTGACTCGGTGGTTTCTCACGCTAAAATGTTAGGTTACACTCCTGTTTCATCAGTCGCCTCAAGAGCAACGATTAATTTACAGATTATTAGAGATATTGGCAGTACGCAAACATCTCTAACTTTACCAAAATTTACAAAATTTCAATCTTCTCCACTCAATGGAACCTCATATCCATTTGTAAATTTAGAAGTTAAAACAGCAAATTATGATGAAACTTGTAATCGATTTTGTTTTGATAATTTATATCTTTATCAGGGTGTACCATCTTCATTTACATTTACATATGATTCTGCTACTAATAAGGAGTCAACATTCGAACTGCCTGATAGTGGAATCGACACTAGCAGCATAGAGGTGTTGGTACAAGAATCTTCAAGTAGCCTTAAAACTGAACGATTTACTTTAACAACTGACGCAACAACTGTCTCTTCTAATTCATCTGTTTACTATATTGAAGAAAGTAGGAATGGAAAATATAAAGTATATTTTGGTGACGGTGTGATTGGTAAATCTCTTACGAACGGTAACATTGTTATCGTAAATTATATTAGAACAGATGGTGAAGTTGCTAATAAATCCAATGCATTTACTCTTATGCAATCAGTTGGTGGATTCTCAAGTTCAGTAATTTTTCCACAGGTAGCCTCTTCTGGAGGAACTAATCAAGAATCTACTGCAAAAATTAGATTTACTGCACCGAAAGCCTATGTTTCAAACAATCGTGGTGTTACGAAAGACGATCTTGTTGCACTTATTAATAAAAATTATCCATACTTCGAAGCAGTTAATGTTTGGGGTGGTGAAGAAAATGATCCACCTGTCTATGGTAAAGTATTTATTGCTGCAAAACCAACACTCGGAGTTGAGGTTACGGAATCTGAAAAACTTGATGTTATTAACAATGTTATTAAACCTGTTTCAGTTGTAACTGTATTACCTGAATTCGTAGACGTAGATTACAACTTTCTAAACATTTATGCTGAAGTATATTACGATTCAACTAAAACTGTTCGTTCTAAGGATGCAATTAAATCCTTAGTTCGTACGGCAATTTTAAATTTTAAAGATTCTGAGTTAGATAACTTTAACAGTCGATTTAAATTGTCTAGATTACTTCGAACAATCGACGACTCAGAGATCTCGATTTCTTATTCTGATGCTGTTGCTGTTATTGAAAAACGAGTTGTGCCTCAAGTCGGAACTGCGAGAAATTACACACTTAATTTTAGAACGCCAATTACACGCGAAGATTCATCATATAGAATTTACTCGGCGCCAGGATTTCAACAGTTTGACTCTGATGGAATTCTTCGCGAATGTTTCTTTGAAGAAACTCCAGGATCTTCCTCTGGAATCGAAAAGATTATAATTTTAGATGCACCAGGAAGTTATTTAAGTGTACCAACAATTACAATTAAAGGTGACGGTGTAGGCGCAAATGCATATCCGATAGTCGTAAATGGAAAAATTACACAAATTGTAGTGGATAAACCAGGTAGTAATTATAAAACTGCAACAGCTATTACCACATACGAAGGAGAGATTGACGAAACTGTTGATTTAAGTGTTACCATTCAAAATCGATTTGGAATTTTACGCAGTTTCTTTTTCGATAAAAACAATATTAAAACTACTTTAAATCCTTCGGCTGGAACTATCGATTATTTGTTAGGTAAAATCACATTAAACGAGTTTAACCCAGTTTCAATTAAAGATCCACTTAAAATTCTTCGATTATTTGCTCGACCAGCGACAAATAATTTTGAATCTGCACGCAGTTCAATTATTACTATTGACGATGATGATGCGAATGCAATTAAAATTGATACACGCATACTTAATTAATGTTTGCAAATAATTACATTTCAACCGTAGTCGAAAACCAGTTACCTGGTTTTATAAGAGCAGATCATCCTAATTTTGTTACATTGCTCAAAAAATACTATGAGTACATGGAGCAATCGAATAAAACATTACATCTTGGTAAACATCTTTATGATTACATGGATGTTGAAACAACTCGCGCTGATCTTGTTAAATATTTTAAAACTAAAATTATTCCAAATTTTCCAGAAGAAACTGAGTTATCTACAGAAAAATTAATTAAATCTGCAAAATATTTTTATTCTAAAAAAGGTTCTGCTGATTCATTTAAATTTTTGTTTAGAACATTATATCGTCAAGAAATCGATGTGTATTTTCCGAAAGAGGATATTTTAAAAGCCTCTGATGGTAAATGGAAATTACCACAAGCAATACGACTTGCTTTTACGGATACAAGTTCTTTAGTTGTCGGTGGCAATGTAACTGTAAATGCGATTACTGCAAACGTAGTAAGCGCGAATGGATTTAATCTTATATCAAAAGGCATTACTGCTAATTCATTTATTCGTATAGGTGATTCGCGTCGTAAAGTTCTTACAGTTAATTCTGCTGGAGATTTTCTCAATGTAGAAATTGCATTTGCGAATACCTTTAACGTCGCTACTGGCGCTGTAATACCAAAAACATTTGATAGCGCAAAACTATTTAAAGTTCAGTTAAGCGAATACACTAATTTTAATATTAAATTGCTTGAAAAGAAACTCGGTGTTGGCGAAACTTCCAGAACAACTTGTGTTATTGAAAAAGCAGTATTAACAGTTGATGGAGAAACAGGTCGCGAGTTCGTAGAACTTTATGTATCAAATGTTACACGACTATTTGATGCGGGCGAGAATTTAATTGTTAAATACACTGAGGCAAATGTAGAAAAAACATTTAAATCGAAAATTGTTTCATTAATTTCTAACATCAGTTTGTTTAAAAATAGATTTGGTGTTGTACAAACTGGTAGAAAGTATATAACTGGCGATCCTGTTGTCATACATAAAGGATTGGCAGATTCGCCCGATGCAGTAAAAGCAGTTGCTGTTGTTAATAATGTTTCTACTGGATCTATTGAGTCTATCGAAATTATAAAACCAGGATATTTTTTTAGAACTGACCCTAATTCTCTAGTTCGTGTGCTTTCTACAACAGGCATCGGTGCTAATGTATTAATTTCTGGTATTTGGGATGATGGTGGTGCAAACAGCGCAGACATTCAGTTTAATACAGATTCTGTTTACTATAAAAACGATATTTTATTAAATGCGTTAGAGTATGATTTCGATAATGTAACAACATTTGCAAATCAAACAATCGGCGCAGGAAATACTACAACATTAATTAATTTAAACACAGCAACTCATGTAGCCAGTACAACAAATGATTTTTATAAATCCTTTGTATTAAGAGTTATAAGCGGAACGGGTTCTGGTTCTTCACCAAATACAACGACAATCACTGCATATAATGGAACAACTAAAATTGCAACATTATCGCCAGCTCTTGGTTCTGCTGTAGATGGCACTAGCAATGTTAAAATTTTTGCAAATGCTCAAACAGAAATAGGCAGAGCATTAACATTTGAAACAATTACTCTCGGTAAAGTTCGTGCACTAAATCTAGAAGATGGTGGATCATTCTTTGAAGCACCACCTACTTTCGACGCGATTTCTTTACATGATTCCGATTATTCAGCCGATCAGGGATTTTTAAGAATCCCTTCAGGTCAATTTTCTGTGTACAATCCATCAGGGGAACCACCAAGTATTCGTTTAAATTCGTCAAACTCAACATATAGTTTGGCAAATGGATTTTATACTGGAAGTCGTTTATTTTTAGATGTCGGTGATACTGCTCACTATTCTGAAATAGTAGATTATGTTGTAAATGATCCAGGCAGTTCCGCGAATACAAAAACCATATTTTTAGATAGAAAATTTGCAAATAATATTACAGCAATAAACATTTTAAATTTCGCATTATTTTTAGATTTTCGACCAAATGTTAGAGGCGCTGGCAAACTCGGTCTCGTTGAAATAAAAAGCGGAGGTAGTGGGTATAATATAACGAATAATGTAATTGAGTTTATAGGAACTGGATATGGCGCTAATGCATATCATACAGTTGATGCGAATGGAGCAATATCGAGTATAACCATTGATAATCGTGGAGAGGGTTATCCAGTAGCACCGACCATTTTAGTTAGAGATACGAATACAGGTAATGTGTCCTCTGGAACTGGTGCTGTGCTCGAAGTCTATTTACTAAGTGATGGTGAAGAATTTTCAGCTGAAACCTCAGATATTGGTCGAATTCAAGACTTTAAAATCATTAATCGTGGATTTGAATATGCGAATACGCCGCTCACCTCATTAAAAATTGTTGATGTTTTGACCGACAATCTCGCTACAAGTCAAATTATCGTGTCTGGTGATTCTGTTTGGCAAGGTGGAGCCACGAATGCCAATGCAACGTTCCGTGGCACGATTGATGACATTTATCGATCAGAATCAACTGGTGGCGCCTTTGGTTTAGGTAATACAGTTCTTCGTGTCTTTAACTATTCAGGAACAATCGACACCGCGCAGCCTATAAAAGCGAATACTGAAGCTGGTAATGTTGTTCTTAACGTCTCCACATCTAATGCAACCATATCCTTTAATGATATCAATGATGCTACGGAACGACAATATCCACATTACTATGGTGATGGATTAGCCAAGGCAAACACTGAGTTCCTTCGAGGCTTAATTAAATATGGTGGATTTTATTTAAACACTGATGGATTCTTAAGTGCAGATAAAAAGATACAAAATGACGACTATTTTCATAATTTCTCGTATGAAATCGTCTCTGAAAAGACCTTAGAAGATTATAACGAAACAGTATATCGTGTTGCTCATCCCGCAGGTGTGCAATTACTAGCCAAATTTCTTATGAAGGATATTTTATCTGGGCAAATGAATTTAACATCCAATGTGTACACGTCCAACACATTGCAAGCCACCAATGCAAACACCTCATTTTCTAGCAATAGTTTCTTTGGTAATACCTCTAACTTTACAGTAAACGCGAGTAATGGTGATTTAATTGTAATAAATACTACAGAGACTGCATCTTTAAAACAATACACAAGAGTTATCGCGAACGTAGTAGATGCTAATCTTATTCATTTAGATTATCCGATTGGTGGTTTAGGTGATGGCAAATTAAGAACAGTGAGTGGTAATGCAAATGTAATTGTGTTCTCAAACACATCAGCTGTTTCTGAAAGTTTAGAGGCAGGAGATAACATTAGATTTAATGTTGCAGGAACAATTTATGATCGATATGTTATATCAACGCCAACTAGTAACGTGGTGTTATTAAACACAACGATAAGCGACACAGGAAATGTGGTTTACAATAAAGAGCCGAAATATAATGTTATCTCGTATAAAATTATTCGAACAGGTTTATAAATGAAGTCGTTAGTAACAAAAAGTTTTGGAATTACAAACGCTAAAAACTTCGAAAAAATGGTTTCAGTTCCATTAGCGAATGTTTATATTCTAATAGGTAGATCATTACCATGGGCAAACACTGCCAATGCTGCTAATTTCGATGATGTTACAATTACAACTCCGCACAATACTACACACTATGAAAATGGTATAAAGCGCGATGGATTAATTTTAACACGAATTACCAGCAATGATATTCAGCCAGTTATCCCAAGAGTAGATTGGTCGAATAACACAGTTTACGTTGCTTACGATCAAACGGCAAATCTTTTCATAAAAGTATTAGATACACAAGTTTCTGGCGGTAATGTAAATGTTTCTGCAGGTCTTGCTAATACTGTAAATGCTAATGGGATTAACTTCACTTCTTCATCGCCCGTAATCTCAGTCGGAGATTATATTAAAATTGGTACAGAAATTAAAGAAGTAATTAAATCGAATGCAACAGCGTTGGTTGTAAACTCTAACTTTACAAGCGCATATACTTCTGCAAATATATTTGAAGTAAATTATTCCACAACGCAGTATTCTAATAAGTTTTATGTTCGTAATGGTCAAGATCAAGTATTTAAATGTTTATTTAATAACAATAACGCACAATCTAATACAATGCCACAAATTACTATAGGTGGCGAACTTCCTGAAAATCCATACATCGAGACGATTGATGGATATAAATGGAAATATATGTATACGATTCCCTCGGGATTAAAAAATAAATTTTTTACTGATAAATACATGCCAGTATTGCGTGACACTGTTGTATTCGACAATGCAAAAGATGGTCGTATTGATATTATTAAGATTGTAAGCGGTGGGGATGGACACTTTGCTGGCTCTAATGTTAACAATTATTCTGTTGTTAGTGTAACAGGCGATGGAACTTTGGCGAATGTTACTGTAGATGTTGTAAATGGTGTAATTACTGATATTAATATTTTAAATGGTGGTAATAATTATACAACAGCAACTATCACGATTAATGATCCGCTAAAACAATCAATTAGCAACACTGCAAATTTGCAAGCTGTAATAAGTCCACAGTACGGTCATGGACAAGATCCACAAAAAGAACTTGGCGGATCGAACATCATGATCTCAGTGGATTTTGAGGGCGATGTTGCGGGTGAATTACCAGTTGAAAATGATGGGGGAGATTCTATACGACAAATTAGTTTAGTAAAAGATGTAAAACTTGCTAACGGAATATTTGGTAATGCATCAAACTTTCCAATGTATACTAAAATCTTTACCTCTAATCCACCTGTGGATTTTTCTCGCAATGAAACAGTTTTTGTCGTATCAGATGAGGCATCAGGCTTCGAAAACTCCATTTTTAATGCAAAAGTTATTCATTTCGATAGTACAAATAATGTGCTGTATGTGAATAACATTGTGGGCAATGTTAATCTTATTGAGGGTAAAAAGATTACTCAAAAGGACGCTCCATCGGCATTTGCGACAGTTTTTAGTGTTACCAAACCAGATATAAATATTTTCTCTGGAGAAATTATGTATATTGAAAATAGAGCCAAAATTACTCGTAATGAGAATCAAACTGAATCAACTAGATTTGTAGTAGAATTTTAAGGTGTAATTAATGTCAGATTATAACGCATCACCATATTGGGACGATTTTAGGGCTACAAATGGAGCCTTAGAAAACAATTATATGAAGATTCTTTTTCGCCCTGGATTCGCAGTTCAGGCGCGAGAATTAACTCAAATTCAATCTATTTTACAGAATCAAATTAAACAATTCGGTAATCATATTTTTCAAGATGGATCGCCAGTTGTGGGTGGGCACCTAACATTAGATACCTCCATTAATTATGTTAAGTTAAACACACAATTTAACAACGCAGACATTGATCTTGAGGATTTTTTAGGAATAGTCGTTTTTAATTCTGGCTCACCAAAAACTCGCGCAAAAGTAATTCAAACCTTTTCTACTACAACAGATAGAGCTTTATTAATTAAATATCTGCGTGGTACTGTGTTTAGTGGTGGTCAAACAATCTCAACTGGCGCAGGTAACTCAGCTAATGTTCGAACTGATGCTGCTAATACTGGAACAGGTTCAGTTGTATCTATTAATCAGGGTGTGTTTTATGTAGATGGATTTTTTGTAAACGTCGCACCACAAACCATAGTGTTAGAACCATACTCTGCTACACCGACATATCGAGTTGGTCTAGAAATAGATGAGGAAATTGTTACTGAGTCTGTTGATAATGCGTTACTAGATCCTGCGCAAGAAGCCTTTAATTATCAGGCGCCAGGAGCACATCGTCAACAATTTAATCTTGTACTCGCAAAAAGAACAATCGAATCTGTTGATGATAGTAGATTTTTTGAACTGCTTCGTGTTGAAGGCGGTATTATTACTCGTCAAGTTAGTTATCCAATTTATTCAGAGCTTGAAAAAACATTCGCTCGCCGAACTTACGATGAGTCGGGTAATTACGCAGTTAAACCATTCCGTGTAAATCTTAGTGCAAATACAGGCGTGTCAGCAAATGCTAACACATTTATCGTTAACATTGAGCCAGGAAAAGCCTATGTTAAGGGATTCGAATTCGAAACAATTGGCACAAGAAAAATTGCAGCTAATCGAGCAAGAACATTTAAAACGAACAAAGACTATGATTTATCAGTATATTATGGAAATAGAGTTCAGCTCGCAAATGTTATTGGTAGTAGCACCAATGGCATTGTTCTCTCTGATAATTTAGATGAAGTTGATATTCACTGTGTTGCGAATAATCTTATAGATTTAACCTCAGGTATAAGCGCGAATCATTTTTCGACACGCATCGGCACTGCTAAGTTAAGAAATATTGAAAGAACTTCAAGCCCAATCGTTTATTATGCATATTTAACTGATATTAACTTCACACCAATTATTTCTGTTACAGGTGGTGCTGGTTCGAATGTTCGAACAGTAAATCTAGGATCAAACTTCTCAACAACAACTGATGCATATGTTGGTGGCACACTAACAATGATCGATCAAGTTGCTGGTAAATCAGGTCAAATCGTTGCATATAATGGAACAACGAAAATCGCGACACTTGATCGCGACTTTACTCAGACAATCGTTGTGAGTCAAAGATTTTCTCTGTCTATGCCCGTAAGTAGCGCAGAGTCTGTAATAATTGCAAATACAACATCGCTAACTTCAGCAAATTTACAAGCAAATATTGCACTCGGTGGTAAGAGCATTATAGGCGACGCGCAATTAGAAGACACTACATTTAATAAAATGTTATTCGAATTACCTAATTTTTATATTCGTTATGACAGTGATGCCGATGTTAATTTCTATAGAAAAAAGATTTTTAAAAATCAAAGTTTTTCGGAAGATTCTAATGGATCATTAACTGTTGCATTAACTGGGTCTGAAACATACGATTTCGGTACGGATGGACAAAATGTCTCCAATGCAGATATTATCGAAAATATTATTGCTGTTCCTACAACTGGATCAACACCAGGACAAGTTATCGATTTAACTGCCTCTGGTAAGAGTGTAAAAAGAACTACAAATCAAACGATTAAATTGCACACTGATAGCGCCTCAGGTGCATCGTTCACTGGTGATGTGTACGTTACAACTAAAATTGCAAACGCTAACGGACCATTTCGTAGAACTAAAACTCTAATTCAGTCTAATACAACATTAACTGCTGGGGATTCTTTAACCTCTGCTGATTCTGTTTTAGGGTACACAAATGTTAAGATAAACACATCTAATGGTATTACTTGGTTTACCACGGCAAATGTAATTAATAAGAATCCAGGCGAACGTCAATCATTATTTGTTGCTGATGTTATACAAATTAATAAAATATTTGATTCGGGTAATACGAGTCATGCGCCGAACACAACAAATATGATTGATATTACTGATCGATATACACTTGATAGTGGTCAAAACGATAACTACTACGATCATGCATCAATTATATTAAAACCAGGGTCATCGGCTCCAACTGGGCAAACTGCAGTGTTGTTTAATTACTATTCACACTCTGGTGAGGGATATATTTCTGCGAAATCATATGCGAGCACAATTTACGAGGCAGAGCAAATTCCAGTTTATCAAAGTAGTTCTGGTAAAAAATATAATTTGCGCGATTGTATTGATTTACGTCCGATTCGCGAATCAGGAAAAATTACAACTCCATTTAGAACACTACCCATTGATGCAAGAGTTAATATTGCTGTTGGCAGTTTAGGTGTAACTTCTAATCTTTCCTTAGCACAAAATATATTGACGCCTCCCATTGTCACAGGAACATTGATTAAAGTAAATGGTGAATTTAGAACTGTGAATGCAATATCGAATTTAACACATGTTACAGTTACTAGTGGATTTAGCACCGCTGCAACAAATACTGCCATTGAAGTTGTTCTTCAAAACTATGATTTTTCTGGTGGCATAATTCAAAGACCTACCGATCCTTTAGAATTAGATTATGATTATTACTTGGCGCGTATCGATAAACTTATCGTTACAAAAGATAAAGAATTTAAAATGCTTAGTGGTGTTCCATCGCTTACACCGAAAGAGCCAGTTGAAAATGAAAATTCAATGGCAATATACCGAATGTATATTCCGCCATACACAGCCTCTTTACAATCTATCGATTTATCATTGATAGATAATCGTCGTTATACAATGAAAGATATTTCAAATATCGACAATCGCGTAAAAGAACTGGAATCATTTATTCAACTTAAAGAATCTGAAAAATCAATTATTCAAGATCCACCAAGATCGCCAACTACTCCAACAATTAATAAACCAATTTATGGAACTTTGGTCGATGAGTTTGATGATCTCCTGCAAGTTGATCAGCATAATGATTTCGCTTGTTCTATTGAAAAAGGTAAACTATCTCCGTATAAAAAAATAACACAATTTCAACTAAAACCAAGTCAAACGATTTCGAGTGCAGAAGGTCTTCGCGATAAATTGCTTCTCGTACCATACTCATCAGAGGTCGCTTTCGCAGAACAAAAACTCGCCACTTCGAACGTAGCAGAAACAGTGCAATCTACGATGATCGCTAAATTTGAAGGATTTGTTACACTTACACCTGAGAGTGATTTCTTTTATTCGCTCGAGCATCAACCTCTGGTAACTGATTCTTTTGGCAGATATTATGAATTGCGTCAATCAGTAAGAACATCACACGCATCATTAACGAATACAGTTATCGACATTATTGGTGGCGGTGGTTATAATGAACAAACATATACTAATACAGTCTTAACGTCACAGAATTTACCAACGAGCGTAAATCCAACTGTGTTGGCTCCTGCTCATGCATCTTCTGTTGGGAATATTAATCCTGTTGTTACGCAACAAATTCCAATTAATCTTGCAGGTGTCGCGCCAGAAACATTCTTAAATCAAACTTGGACTGGGCAAGGCGCAGGCGCGAGATCATCCTCGAGCCCATTTGAAATTTATTCGCCAGATTGGACGAGAAATGGGCTTTTCTCGATTGATGATTATTCTGGCAGATTCGAAAATCAATAAGTAAGATAGGAATTACGGAGTAAAACTATGCCAGGACATCCCAATCAAGATAACGATCCAAGAAATCCGATAAATAAAACTGGTAGAATCGGATACCAAAGAGATTTCGAAGAGCGTTACAATCCGAAAACAGATCCTGATGAGCCATTAGTTTATGCTGGATTAAGTCCATTTACACGCGAAAATGATATTAATTTTTCAGCTCGAAACTTAAAACCAGATGCTAATGCAAATTTTTTCTTTGATGATATTAAAGTCAACGATTTTACACAAAAAGCCTCTAGAATTAATGTAAGCTCGAACACCGTTTTAACGAGTGTTAAAATTAATATGGGTTTGTATGGATCAACCTCAAAAGCATACGCTGAAGTTCTCGGGACATCTCGCACAAGTACTCAAAATTTAATCTATATTAATGAAAATTTTATTACAGTTAAAATTGTAAAAGGGGCAGGTGCGACCGATTTAAGCGCATCGAATTTTTCTGTTGACGATTTAGTATATCAAACTGCGACTGGCGCTGCGCTTACTTACTTTTTAAATTTTTCACCACAACCTGATTTCGCATTCGTCGGTAAAGTAAAAAAATGGGAAGTTATTGATGCTTCAAATGGATTTTTAGTTTTAGATCCAATTTTAGGTTCACTTAACACGTCACTTACGAATGACACTGCAAAAAATATTTGGAATTTAAGTAATTTTATTGCTCAGGTTCGCGAAGTATCAATTACTATGGCGAATAATAGATTCCAAGCTGGCGAAACACTTACTTTTGCCGCCAATGGAACTACACTTACAACTGTAAACACTGCGAATGCATATCTAGCATTCTCTTCATCCGTTACAGGAGCAAACATAGGTAATACACCAATACGCTCTATCGTTATTTCCTCTAATAATATTTCACGCGATGGAATTTCCACAATGAATGGTAATACAATTACTATTGTTTCTGGAACTAACATGGGATTTAAAGCAAATGTTGTTGCGTTTGTTGCGAATACTGCGAATGGTTTTAATGAGGCAATTGTCGACGCTACACTGCCAGTGCATTGCACATCTAATTCGGTTTACTCTATCGGAAATCATACTGTAGATGATGTTGGGGCACTAAATGGTATTTTTCATATTCCATCTGAGTCTAATTTAAGATGGTTAACTGGCGAGCGTGTATTTACTATTACTGATACTGCAACATTTAATGATAATGCGTATAAAATGCGAGCGATTGCTAAGTACAGCGCTGTTGGCAGAACAAACACTGTAGAAAATGCGCGTAATTTTGTGTTGCGAGAACAAACACCCAACACGCTACAAGCAGCGCCAAAGGTAATTAATGAAACACAAAAAATTAATGATCGCAAATTTATGGCGCAAACATTTTACACACCAAAGGGCAGTTCTATTGTTAATGGTGAAATAAAGAATGCATATGGCGTGTTTATGACTTCTGTGGATTTATTTTTTAAATCTAAACCAACAAATGCTGAAGAACAGTTACCATTTACAGTTGCTATTTCTAAGGTTGAGAATGGATTACCATCGAATGATATTATTGCAGAGCGAACACTAGAACCTGAATATATTCAAACATCTAATAAACCAAGTGTCTCGAATACATCTACTCTAACAAATTTCGCATTTGTAGATCCTGTATTTTTATTACCATCAACTGAATATGCGATTAAATTAATAACTGAATCACCAGATTATGAAGTTTGGACTGCTACGCTAGGTGGAGAATTTACGGATGAACTAGGAAATCTTCATCGCGTCTCTGAACAACCATACATTGGTAATTTCTTTAAATCACAAAACGCTTCTAATTGGAATCCAATTTTAAATCAGGATTTGATGTTCCGCGTAAATCGTGCAGTATTTTCAACAATACCAGTTGAACGTCATTTTAATTTAATTCCTAATAAAGAACTTCAAACGAATACTGTAATGGATTTAGTTAAAATTTCTTCAACTACACAGCAATTTTCGCCGACATCCATTACTTACGAACTAAACTCATTCTTAACAGATGGAACTTCTGCAGGATTTATTAAACTAGAAAACAATGAAATTTATAATTTTGGTAAAGATACTAATATTTCGAGTGTATCGTCGAAGCGTCGAAGATATATTCCATCAGGAAATGTTAATGGTATTAATGTAAAAGTTACAATGGCTACAACTGACAGCTCTGTATCGCCAGTCTTTAATACTGAACGATTCGGTGTTTTTGCTCTTGAAAATATTATTAATAATGCAGGCATTTCAAATAATTTAATTTCTATCACGAGCAGTGGAAATCACGCGAATGCAGCAAATATTTCCATAACGATTAGTTCACCAGACGTCGGATCGAATACAGCAACTGCGAATATTTTACCAAGTATGTTGTCTGGTGGAAAAGTAACTGCAGTTAATATTATAAATCCAGGTTCTGGTTATCTTACTACTCCGACAATTACTCTTGTTGAAGCTGCAGCCTCAGCAAATGCAACTGCAATTATTAATGGCGAGACAGATAATTCTGGTGGCAATGTGTTATCAAGATATCAAACTAAAGTTGTTACTCTTGACGATGGTTTTGATTCAGGAGATTTAGTAGTTCGATTAAGAGCTTATAAACCTCAAGGAACAAATATTCATGTTTATTTTAAAGTATTGTCTGCACTCGATGCTGATCCATTTATAGCCAAGAAATGGCAAAAAATGACAGTGGTAAAGGACGCTATTTCGCCAGATCAAACTACAGCGATTCCGTTAGAATATCGTTTCTCACTCACGAATGGCACAATCGAATACTTCGATGGGACGAAAACACTACCACTCGGCAAAACATTTAAATATTTTGCAGTAAAAATTCGATTAACAGCTGAGGATCCAACAGTGACTCCTGCAGTCGAATCCCTTAAAGTAAATAAAGTTACTGGTGGTTAATGTATGAGACATAAAATAGAAGGTACAAAATATTCTCGTGACTTAAATACTATGGCTGTTTTATGTAATGATCGATCAGAAGTTATTCGATATGAAAATGAGCTGAAAAAACATCAAGAGAACTTAGCTCGTGATGAGGAGATAAATAACATTAAGATGGAATTATCTGAAATAAAAGAAATGCTCAAGAATTTGAGCAGAGGACAAAATGGCTAATGCAAACATAGCAACAATTTCTGTTACGAATACATTTGATGAGTGGCGCACACGCACAAATGACGTTATTACAGATAGAAATATTCTTCGTAATCATCCATATGTAAAAGATAATTCAAACTTTGTCGTTGCAAATGGTGCTATACAAATCGCTAGAACTGGTGGTGGTACATTACTTACAATTACAAGTGGTGATGCCTCGGTCGGTGGTACGACAACAACTGTTGATCTTATTGTAAGCGATGATGCCTCTGTAGCGAATCAATTAACCGTTACTGGAAATACAATTGTCACTGGTAATGTTTCTATTTCTAAAAATACAGCTGTTTCACAAAATTTAGTTGTTACAGGAACCGCAAATGTTACGGGCGATTTAAAAGTCACAGGAAACACGACATTACAATCTAACTTGGCTGTATCATCTAACGCGACTGTAAGTCAAAATTTAGTTGTTACAGGAACCGCGAATGTTACAAATAATTTAAAGGTTGCAGGAAATGCTGAATTACAGTCTAATTTGACTGTATCATCTAATGCGACTGTAAGTCAGAATTTAGCCGTAAGTGGAACTGCGAATGTAACAAATAATTTTAAAGTTGGTTCTGATAAATTTTTAGTCACTGCTTCAACTGGTGATACAACAATCGAAGGCGATTTAACTGTTAACGGTGGCGATATTGTATCTACAGCAACAGCGAATGTTGCGAATGTTACAACTACAACATTAAATCTTGGTGGCGCTGCGACTGCTCTAAACATGGGTGCAGCTGCAGGAACTGTAACTGTTGCTGGAGATCTTGTAGTCTCTGGTGGGGATATTACCTCTACGGCAATAGCGAATGTTGCAAATGCTACGACTACAACATTAAATCTCGGTGGCGCAGCAACAGCATTAAACATGGGTGCAGCTGCAGGAACTGTGACGATTGCTGGAGACTTAACAGTTTCTGGTGGTGATATTGTATCAACGGCGACTGCAAATATTGCAAATGTTACAACTACAACATTAAATCTTGGTGGCGCTGCGACTGCTCTAAACATGGGCGCTGCTACTGGCGCGACCACTGTTAGAAATAATCTAAATGTTACTGGTAACACTGAGATTACAGGTACAGCAAATGTAACTGCTGATGTTAAAGTTGGCTCTAACAAATTTACAGTTAAATCTTCAGATGGAAATACAGCAATTTCTGGAACTTTAAGTACGACTGGGAATACTGCTCTCTCATCTAATCTTTCTGTTGCATCGAATGCAACTATTTCGCAAAATGCAACCGTAACTGGAACACTTAATTCTGGCGCAGCAACATTAGCATCAGCTGTTGTTTCTGGAACACTTAACTCTGGTGCCGCAACATTAGCATCAGCTGTTGTCTCTGGAGCACTTAACTCTGGTGCAGCAACATTAGCATCAGCCGCTGTAACTGGACTAGCAACTGTTGGAACTACACTTGACGTTACTGGAAACACAACACTCTCATCTAATCTTTCTGTTGCAAAAAATACGACAATGACACAAAATTTGACTGTAACTGG